TCGATGGAATGGAAGTGGGTTATTGCCCGTCATGTGATAGAGCTATCGTAAACAAAAAGATTGATGAAACTAAATTCTGTAGGTACTGCGGACAGGCGGTGAAGTGGGAATGAGCAAAACACTGCCAAAGCGTAAGGTGGAATTCATTGAGTCCTACTGGACGGGTGGAGAGTATGGATCAGATTATAAGTGGAACGACAATCATGGCGAACTTGTACGATGTAAGGACTGCAAACATTATAAAGATGGGACGGGAATGTGTGCCCTCTATCATGCGTGTGGATATGCAGAAACATGGTTCTGCGCTGATGGAGAGAGGAGAGATGATGATGCCTGACAGGGAGAAGGTTATCAAAGGATTGGAATACCATCTAAAAGAGTTAAGTGTTGGGAAAACGTGTTTTGAATGCAATTATTGTGGCGACAACCCATGCGAAATACATCTTATTACTGATGCACTTTCCCTGCTGAAAGAGCAACAAAAGCTCATTGACGATATCACACAAAGGAGGACAAACAATGGGGCTTTCGACTGACAGGGAGAAAATTATCAGAGCCATTGAGAAAGCAAAAAAACAATCAAAGGAATACGCACAAGATAGAATCATTGTTCCATTCAAAGAAGCGGACATGATCATTGCCCTGCTGAAAGAGCAGGAAGCGGTTAAACCAAAGCACAAAGAATGCATTGGTGGATTTGTTGCTGGACTATGCCCGACGTGTGGAACAGTACTAAATAATATTCTTAATGTAAAAGCGTGCGGCAAATGTGGGCAGGCGGTGAAGTGGGATGAATAACGAAGAATGGTGCAAGAAAAATTGCCCGTATTATCCAGATTGTTCCGGTGGTGGGGCTTGTAATTATGTCATTTCGTTACTGAAAGAGCAAGAACCTGTGAAAGCTGTTGCTGACGACGAGGATTATAGGTGCAACAACTGCGGTACGCTAATTGGATGGACCGCATGGGAACCGGGCGGGATTGAAAAAGTGAAATACAAGTTTTGCCCGGAATGTGGAAGGTCGGTGAAGTGGGATGGATAATATCCGGATATGCACACTTGGCATTCTGTGTGCTGATTGTAAAGACCAGACATGTGGGAATGCAGGACATATGATTGCAGACTGCCCATTGATATACTGTGATCGCGAAGGTGACATGTTGGAAGACTGTAAATCGTGTGCGTTGATGCATGACATTCGCGCAGAATGGAAGTCAAGGCATTGAGAAACATTGTTTTTCTGCGTCAATGGAGAAAGGAGAACAGAGTGATTCCACAGATCTGAAGAAAAGATTGTCGATTTATGGGAGGCTTGAAGAATGAATAATCCTGCGAATGATATAAAAGATAGCATGTGGGACTTTTTGAAAGATGGTAAGCAGGAAGCGAATATAACGGCGTTGAAAGACGCCGTTTATACACTGATTCAGATGACTACACAAAAAGATGCAGGACAACGCGAAAACTCAAAAGGCGTACCGTTTGAGATTCTGGACATGGTGAAGTGGCAGATAATATGTGAAGCGGTTTGCCTTGTTTTGTCTGGAAAACTTGATGAATTGGAGGGAGAACATGATTCCTGAGGAGCTCAAGGGTTTGAAACAGTGGGTTTGCTGGTCAGGAGACAAACTGCCTAAAAATCCTATGACAGGCGGAAATGCCATGTCGAATAATCCATCTACATGGTCAGACTATAAAACGGCCATGTCGGCGGTTAAAAAGTATCATTTCGATGGTATCGGATTCATGTTTGCTCCGCCATATTTTGGCGTTGATCTGGACAAATGCCTTGATGATACAGATTTTGTGGATGAGTTTGTAGAGGGCTTGCGTTCATACAACGAGGTCAGCCGAAGCGGTAATGGTATCCATATTATCTGCAAAGGGAAACTTCCTGACGGAAATAGGCGGCGTGGAAAAGTTGAGATGTATTCCGAGGGCCGTTATTTTATAATGACAGGCCATCAGTACAATCCCAAGTATGCAGATATCGTGGACTGTACAGAACGGATAAAGGTTCTGCATAGCAAGTATCTTCCTGATTTGACGCCTCAGACGATCAGAGACACGCAGGTTGTTCGCCTGGAAATGAGTGATACCGATATCATCGATAAGGCACGAGCTTGTAAAACCGGACAGGTATTCCAACTCCTGTATGGTGGCGCTTGGCAGGGATTGTTCAATTCTCAGTCTGAGGCAGACCTTGCTTTGTGCGGACAGCTGGCATTTTGGTGTCAGAAGGATGAGATTCAGATTGACCGGATATTCCGCAATAGTGGTTTGATGCGCCCCAAGTGGGACGAAAAGCGAGGCACTACCACGTATGGTCAGATGACTGTATCCAAAGCGGTAAGCACATGTGGAGAGGTTTATATGCCTCAACGTGGTGGAGACGATACAGAGCTGGCACTGAGTCTTTTTGGAAAGAAGAAACCAAAGGCTTCCAAAAGTTATGACCGGACAGACACTGGAAATGCACACAGACTGTATGATCGCTGTAATGGAGAAATCAGGTATTCATACGCCCGAAAAAAATGGTATTACTGGACGGGCAAGTTGTGGGCATTGGACGACACTGGAGAGGTCAAGAAATATACAGATCTTGTGCTTGCAGATATGAAGGCTCAGGCATTTGAGATCGATGATGAGCATGAACGTGAGCAGTTCTTACGGTTCGTGTCGTCGTGTGGAAACAGCAATCGGAAGAATGCCATGATAACGGAGACTCAGCACTTGGAAGGTATTCCTGTACTTCCAGATCAGATGGACGCTTATCAGGAATACCTGAACTGTCAGAACGGCATTATCAATCTGCGGAATGGAGAACTAATGCCTCACGTGCCAGAATTCATGATGACGAAAATCTGTCTGGCCGAATATGATACGAGCGATAAGAAGCCTGTCAGGTGGCTGAAGTTTTTGGACGAAGTTTGTAATGGCGATCAATCGCTTGTCAGGTATTTGCAGAAGTGTGTCGGGTATTCGCTGACAGGAAGTACCAGAGAACAGTGTGCGTTCTTCCTGTATGGAGTTGGCAATAACGGCAAGAGCACGTTTCTGGAAACACTGTCTGACATGTTGGGAAACTATGCCGCGAATGCTCAGCCTGATACTCTGATGACAAAACGGAACGATATGGGCGGTGGAGCAAACTCCGATATAGCCAGATTGAAGTCAGCCAGATTCGTGACTACTGAAGAACCGTCTGAGGGAGTCAGACTAAATGAAGGGCTGGTTAAGCAGTTGACTGGTGGAGGCAAAGTCACGTGCAGGTTCTTGTTTGGAGATGAGTTTGAGTATGAGCCAGAATTCAAAATCTGGATTGCCACAAACCATAAGCCTGTGATCAGAGGAACTGATGTGGGAATATGGCGTAGAATACGCCTCATCCCGTTTGAGGTGAACATTCCGAAAGAGAAGGTAGACAAAAATTTGAAATACAAGCTCCGGGAAGAGATGCCACAAATTCTGCATTGGGCTGTCGAAGGTGTCAGACTGTACGCGCAGGAAGGTCTGGAAATGCCTGATCGTGTGAAGAAGGCTACGGATGAGTATAAGTCCGAGATGGACTTGTTGCAGACGTTTGCTGACGCGTGTATCGTTATCGACTACTCGGTGCCAAAAGGTGTTCCTGCAAATGAACTTTATGCGGCATATGTCCGGTGGGCCGAACGCAATAATGAGTATGTGATGACCAGCAGGAAGTTTTTTACAGAGATCGGCAAGAAATTACCTGAGAAAAAACGTGAAGCCAGAGGGATTGTGTATGGACAAATACGCCTTTTGGATGGGGCGAAGCAGTATTCGATTGATGATTTTAAGTAATGCATAAAACGGGCAGGTTGACTTCCGTTTTGTACATATGTTCAAAAAGATGTAAAATCTGGTCGATTTTTGGCCATGATTTTTGCCCATTTTTGTTCTAAGGTGCCTCTCGCCTTTCGGACGTATAAATATAAGGGTAAAGCTGGAAGGGCTGAGAACGCAAAATAGATGCCTTTATGAAGGTGTCTATTTTTTTACGGTTTTTTATTAAAAAGTATTGACAGGTTGTCTTGATTCTGGTATTATATGCATGGTTTCCTAAATAAATTTTTTCGGAGGTCTTGAACCATGAAACATGAGAACGTAGACAGAATGTTGATTTCCTTCTTCAACATGCAGATGAACACACGCTACCGTGCGGCAAATCGTGGTGAAGAGTTGGAAGAAATTATCAATGATGATGAGAGCAATGTTTCCGATATTCGGAACGCCATGAAGGAATGGAAAACCAGTGGTGGTAATGACAGCCTGACTGGTTTCATCAATTGGTACAGATGTGAACATGCCAACAAGAAAGAAGAAAATGTTTCACGTGAAACATCCGCTCCCAGTACTGGACTGGATGCCAGTTTGAACATCCTGACCAATGTGGTTGCCAACATGGTAGCTCAGATGAAGTCCGATGAGATCGAGCAGAAGGTTGCTGAAGGTCTGAAGGAAAAGGTAGACGCTTACATCTACGAACAGTACGGCAGGATCGAAAAGAAGGTTACGCTTGTTTCCGAGTTTGGGCGTAAGGAACTGCCTGGTGTTCAGCACGAAAAGTTCGAGACTGTTCTGAAATTCGTTGCCAACAACGAGCCTGTGTACCTGAGTGGCCCGGCTGGTTCAGGAAAGAATGTTATCTGTAAACAGGTTGCCGACGCTTTGGGACTGGATTTCTACTTCACAAACGCCGTGACTCAGGAGTACAAACTCACAGGTTTTACGGATGCCAATGGACGCTTCCATGAATCTCAGTTCTACAAGGCCTTCGTAAATGGAGGCGTGTTCATGTTGGATGAGATGGATGCATCAATACCTGAAGTATTGATTATCCTGAACGCCGCGATCGCCAACAGATACTTCGACTTCCCTGCCCCGATTGGTAAGGTGGATGCCCATGAGAACTTCCGTGTGATTGCCGCAGGAAATACACTCGGACATGGAGCTGATTCCAACTATGTAGGGCGTAATACACTGGATGCCGCGTCACTGGACAGGTTCGCCATGATTGAGATTGACTATGATAACCGCATTGCCCTGAACGTGACCAATAATAATACGGAATTGGTTGTGTTCTGTAACAACTTCCGCAAGTCAGCAGAGAAGAATGGTCTGCAGGTCACTGTCTCCTACAGAGCCATGAGCAGAATAGCCAAGATGGAAAGTCTGTTGAGTCCAGTGGAACTGCTTAAAACCTGTCTGGTCAAGGGCCTTGAAAAAGACGATCTGCACATGATCATTCAGGGGATGCCTTCGGACCATAATAAATATATGGATGCCCTTCGTGAGATCGAGCAGGAGGTGGCCTAAGATGAGTACAATCAAAACGGTTCAGTCCAAGGTGTTCGGAAAGCTCTGCATGGAAATTTATAAGTCAGCACAGGAAGTCGCAGACGATCTGAGTGTAAGAACGCAGACAGATAAATGCTTTAATGATCCGTTCAGACCGGGGTATACAGATTTTGTGGGTGCCACAAAGGAACAGACCTTCAAAATGCTTCGGGAAGGGTATCAGCCTACCGTGGACGCCTTAAAGCAGAAGGTAAAGGTGACTGCTTCCGGGAAACGCTTTAAATCATTTAATGACGTTGTGGGGTTCGCTCCCATTGTACCGAACGCCATAATGGGGCTACCGAATTCGATGGTGAACAGTTCGATGAGGCAGATCAAGACGAAGGTATTGGACGTATACTATGATATGACAGTATCAGCTGGAGTTGACAGCAGTGATTTGATCAAGGCAGGTCAGAAAATGCTCGGTGTGATTCTGGAAATGGAAGCACAGGGATATCGCTTCAACCTGTACGTATGTCAGACGTATGCAGACTCCAAGGGATGCGACATGTTGTGTGTTCGTGTGAAGAGTGCCAATCAGCCGTTCGATCTGAAACGAATGAGCTTCCCTGTATCTCACACAGCATTCTTCCGTGGAATCGGGTTCGATTGGTACAGCAAGTTTCCAATTGGGACATATAGATTCGCATATGGTTCTCCGATTTACTACCTGAAATCGCAGGAAGAAATCAAGAGCGAGTTCAAGAAACTATTCGGGGATGGAGCCGTGTATTTCAGCGCTCAGAACATTGTCAAACAGAGGGATTCGGCAGAGACTTACATTAAGGGGGTGCTTGAAAATGGTAAGGTGGGTTGAGTGCCCATGTTGTGGGCATAAGCTTTTCAAATGGATTGAAGGGGACTGGGTGCTTGAGGTCAAGTGCCCGTCCTGCAAAAAAATCATGGTGTTGAGGAGGCAAGACAATGCTCAGAGCAGACCCGTGCAGTAACTGTAGATTTCGAGGAATGGGATGCAGAATTGTATGTCCAAAGTACAGAAGTTTCCTGAAGGACAAACGAATTATAGCTAAGCGCAAGCCTGACCGGAATGTCCTGATAAGATCAAAGCATAGGAGATGGTATGAATGAGATGCCCAAAATGTGGAGCCTACAGTGAGATTGTCAGAATCAGAGCGCACAGTACATATGTTTATCGCATGAGGCAATGTGAAAAATGTGGGTTTGAATTTGTTTCACGTGAAACATTTGTTCGAGCCAAAAATGATCCCGAATTGCATGAGAGTGTGATGAAATGGATTGAGAACAGAACAAGGGGTTAAGCCCCTTGTTTTTTTATTTTGGCTATCGTATAATTTCGTATATGGAAAGGAGCTGATTAAATGAGCACTTTTGTGCCTACAAAGGCTGTAACAGTACGTGTTCCGCTTGAAGTGGTTGAAATGCTGAATGCAATCACACGGGATACTGGTCAAACAAACAAAGACGCAATCGAATGTATGATTCGGAGGGCCTACAATGATTTATCTGGAGAATAATGTTTTTGACGAAGCCCTTGAGCGCATTCGGTATATCTATGATGAGTTCGATGACGTGATTGTCAGCATGTCTGGTGGCAAGGACAGTACTGTCGTATTCCATCTGGCCTTGATGGTAGCCAAAGAGAAGAACAGACTTCCTCTGAAAGTGTTTTGGCTTGACCAGGAAGCTGAATGGCAGTCTACTGTTGACTACATGGACTATATCATGCGTCTGCCAGAAGTTGAGCCGTATTGGTTCCAAGTGCCAATGGACTTTCCGAATTGTCTGTCGAACGAACATCCAAGATTGCTCGTATGGGATGAAACCGAAAAGGAAAATTGGGTGCATCCAAAATCCGATATAGCCATTACAAAAAATCCAATGGGCGATAAATTAGACTATGATTTTTATGACTTAATGGATGGCCTGCAGAAATGCATGATGAAGTCAGAAAAGACAATCACTCTGTGCGGTTTGAAGGTTTCTGAATCCATGATGCGGAGAATGGCGCTTACAACCGGGAAGTCCAGATATAAGGGGCTTATGTGGATATCCAAAAAGAAAAAGGGATGCGTTCAGAAAGGTTATCCGATTTATGACTGGAACGATTCAGACGTGTGGACAGCCATAGGACGCAATCACTGGAAGTACAATATTCTGTACGACAGAATGTACCAATACGGCGTATCGCCTCAGAGAATGAGATGTTCTGCTTTGATTCATGAAACTGCGTGGCATTCACTGGAACAACTTCAGGAATTTGAGCCTAAAACATATGATCGCTTTTGTAGACGTGTTCATGGTACGGACACTTTTACACATGCCTTTGAGACGGAAGTAATTCCAAAAAAACTGCCGTTCATGTTCCGTGACTGGAAGGAGTACAGAGACTATCTGCTTGTACATCTGGTAAAGCCTGAATACTGGGACATGTTCAGAAAACGCTGGAAAGGACAGGATACAATTGAGTGGTACAAGGTCCATGTGCGAGAAGTGATTGTGAACGACATTGATGGAACGATTAATGTTGACTTGAAACTAGCAACCAGAAAAGGAGGCGGTTCTGTTGATAAAAGACCAGCCCATAAGTTCAGTGCAGTGGATTCCCATATCCAAGGTGTATGCAAATGATTATAATCCGAACAGTGTGGCAACACCGGAAATGAAGCTGTTGTATACGTCTGTCAAAAAAGACGGCTACACACAGCCCGTAGTGACGATTTATGACGCCCAGAAGGACCGCTATGTCATAGTGGATGGATTCCATAGGTATTCCATCATGAGGCGTTACAGGGACATTTATGAGTCATGTGAGGGCAAACTTCCGTGTGTCGTTCTGGAAGGAAAAACCATGAACGATCTTATGGCATCCACGATTCGGCATAATCGGGCTCGTGGAAAACATTCGGTTCAGGGCATGTCCAATATTGTCATGGAAATGCTTATGAACGGTGCCACAGACGCACAGGTGTGTATGGAACTGGGACTTGAACCAGAAGAACTGGTTCGGCTAAAATACATCACTGGATATGCTAAACTTTACGAAAAGAATGAGTATAACAAGGCATATGTATCCCAAAAACAGGCCGTGAACATGGCTGAATATAGGAAGGAGCATTCAAATGATTGATGTATCGAATAAGATTGTAATGAAGCCCATTTCAGAAGTGAAGCCTTATGTCCGCAATCCTAGGAAGAATGAGAAAACTGTAAAGCTATTGGTGGACATTATCCCCAAAGTCGGCTTCAATGTTCCTCTGGTCATTGACAAGAAGGGCATTATCGTAAAGGGACATGCCCGGTATGCCGCCGCTATTCAGCTTGGAATGGAGTCTGTCCCGTGTGTGGTTACGGATGCTGACGAGGAGGCAATTAAGCTGGATCGAATCGCCGACAATAAAATCTCTGAGTTTTCCGAATGGGTCACGGATGACCTGCTTCACGAAGTGGATATGCTGAATATTGACTTTGATCTGACTGAACTGGGACTTCCGTCTGCATCGTTTGATGATATCCCTGAGCCTGATTTTGATGAACCCAGTGAAGAGCCTGATCCTGACCGTGCGGAGAAGTACAAGAAGTTTATGGAAGAACAGAAGGCCAAGGAAGAAGCGGAAGAGGCTCGCATTGCGAAAAAAGTCGAACAGGTTGAGGAAAGAATGACGCCCGAGGCTGTCGCGGCTGAAAACAAGAAGTATCAGAAATATTGGAAGGTCGTCTGCCCTGACTGTGGCAAGGTCATTTATGTCAAAGAAGGCGAAGCAGTGTGGGAGGTTCAGGAAGATGAAGCATTATAAGATTTCTGCTGGTATAGGCCATGGTAAGTACAGGATCACTTCTTTTGACAACGCGCTTTGTGGCGCAGGAGTTGGGAATTATAATCTTGTCAGGCTATCTTCAATTCTTCCGCTTGGTTCTGTTGAATGTGATAAGGTCGGGCTCCCATTGGGGAGTCTCCTCCCAATAGCTTACGCTGTACAGACTGGAAACAAAGGTGTTATATCTGCCGCTGTAGCAATCGGCTTCCCGAAGTTGGTGGACGGTGAACATTGCGGTGTTATCATGGAATACGAAGGTGAATGTACTGAGAACGAGGCTCAACGTATTGTCGAAAACATGGTTCGTGAGGGTTTTGAACAGCGTGGTTGGGAGCTTGATCACATTGTGTCTACAAGTGTTCAGGCTTGGTGTGCCGACGAAGGATATACAACAGTATTCGCATGTGTAGCCGAATGGGAGGAATAATATGGCCAATTGGAATTATGGTGGGGCTTTTGAGCGTTATGATATGTCAGGTGAAATTCATGTCGGAACTGGAACGCTTAAAGTTCATGATATTTTTGACAAAATACCTGACTTTATGAAGGAGGCTGATATCGTTTTTTCTGATCCGCCTTGTAGTTTTGGAAATCTTAAAAGCTTTTACACAAAGGCTGAAATTGAAGAAAGAACGACTCAGTATTTGGCTTTCCAGAAACGTTTTTTCGCTGTCCTTGACGAAATTTCCCCGAGGCTTGTTTTTCTTGAAGTGTTTAAGATAAACAAAGAAGCATTTGTTTCAGAGCTTTCTGCTCGTTATAAGAACATAAAAGTTTTTGACAGTATGTATTATAAAAAGGCTCAAAATAAATGCTGGATAATCATGGCAAGTAATGATGAATTGCCAGACATTGATTTGAACGGAATCGATGAGGAGTATGCTATTGAGCGTATTTGTGAGCAGATTCCATTTGAATGTATAGCTGATCCGTGTATGGGAATGGGGCTTGTTGCGTTTTATGCCAATAAGTTTGGAAAACGTTTCGCCGGGACAGAATTAAACAAGAAACGATTGGCTGTTGGTGTTGAACGTGTTGCAACAGGGAACAGAGGCAAAATAAATTAAAAGGGATGGTTCTGTGGCAGGTAAATGTATGACGGCTTTATGTATGATTGCCTTAAAGAAATACAGGCCATGGTTGACCAGGCAACAGGTAACAACGCTAAAGGGCCAAGTCCTGAAAGGTGACTATCATGGATTCTGGAAAGGGCTTGATACTTTACTGAATCGAAAGGTGGAGGAGTTTTGTGGCAAGACCGCGCAAAGAGATTGACTCCGAACAGTTCGAGAAGCTGTGTGCTCTTCAGTGTACTCTGAAAGAGATCGCTGGCTGGTTCGGTTGTTCTGAGGATACGATTGAGAATTGGTGCAAAAGGACGTATACAGATGAAAACGGAGAGCCGATAGGTTTTTCGGATGCCTATAAAAAATATTCAGCTGATGGGAAAATCAGTCTGAGGCGTTTTCAGTTCAAACAGGCCGAAAAAAATGCTTCCATGGCTATCTGGTTGGGTAAACAGTGGCTTGGTCAGCGTGATAACGTTGATGTGGGTATGACCATTGATGATAAAGCGAAAGAAGTTGAGGCGTTGGATGCATACTTTAAACACCGCAACGAAAACGGAACTACTTGACTATCTTACCAATTATCCTGCCGACATAGGCAGGATTCTTGGGTTTAAGGACTTCACTGATCTGCACAATGAATGGCTCAAGAAAATCATTATTCCTCCGGGAGACTTTACGATTCAGGCACATCGTGGCTCATACAAGACGACTTGTCTGTCTGAAGGAATAGCTCTTCGCATGATCTTTTATCCGCATCAGAACATGATTTTCATGCGGAAAACAGGCGGTGACGTGGTTGAGGTTATCAGACAAGTGTCAAAGATACTGCACAGTCCGATAATTGGATACATTTTCAGGCGCTTGTACGGGTATGACATTGGCTTTGTGTCTGAAAACAGTTATTCTATTACGCTAAATAATTATGATACAGCACGTGGTTCTGACCAATTGCTTGGAATTGGTACAGTGGGAAGTCTCACAGGTAAACACGCCGATTGTGTGATAACCGACGACATTGTGAACGTGCAGGACAGAACGAGCAAAGCAGAACGTGACCGGATTAAGCTTGTCTATCAGGAGCTTCAGAATATTAAGAATCGTGGTGGAGTCATTATAAACACAGGCACTCCGTGGCATAAAGACGACGCTTTCACTCTAATGCCCAACATCGAAACATACGACTGCTATCATACTGGGCTATTGACTGATGAACAGATTCAGGTCCTTAAAGCCAGCATGACTTCTTCCCTGTTCGCCGCGAACTACGAACTGCGTCATATTGCCTCTGATGATGTGATCTTCTCCGAACCGCAGACTGGTGCTGATCCTTCACTGGTGGAACAGGGAGTCGGTCATATCGACGCGGCTTATCATGGTGAGGATTATACTGCGTACACTCTGATTCGGCTCGTTGGTGGGAAGTATTATGTGTATGGCAGATTATGGAGAAGGCATATAGATGATGTTCTGGACGAAATATGCGAGATTCATCATAATTTCATGGGCGGAAAGTTTTACTGTGAAGAGAATGGTGACAAAGGGTATTTGGGCAAAGATTTACGCAAGCGCGGAGAACGTGTCGTGATCTATACAGAGCACATGAACAAATACCTGAAAATTACGAGCTACTTGAAATTTGAATGGGCCAATGTTATATTCGTGAAGGGCACAGACTCCGAATATATCAACCAAATATGTGACTTTAATGATGATGCAGAACATGATGATGCTCCCGATAGTCTATCAAGCATGATTCGCGTACTTCCGAATCGCGTGAGAAGCGAGGGGATTCTAAATGTTTTTGGGAGGTAGCCATGAGAATTGTAAACGCAAGCGCTGAAGTAATTCTTCCATATCATGACTGGAACGAAGCCCGTTCAGCCATGTATCGAATGATTGAACGAGCTGGACGGACGTGTTACAAAAGCGAAGACAAGATTACGGACGAAAGTGCCGCGAAGTTCATAAGGCAAATTGTCAAACGTCAACATGAAGCGATGCTTGAGCATGCCAGCCTGACTGTTCGTTTCGTTGTGGACAGAGGAATAAGTCACGAACTCGTGCGCCACAGGCTTGCTTCGTTCGCACAGGAAAGTACTCGGTATTGTAACTACAGCTCTGGAAAGTTTGATCATGAGCTTACCTTTGTCCGTCCGTTTTTCCTTGATGCATGTCCTCCTGAAGTTGAAGAAACATGGAGCCAGACCATGCAGAATTGTGAGAATGCATATCTGTTTATGTTGAAGAATGGATGTTCGCCTCAGGAAGCTCGATCTGTTCTTCCCAATAGTCTGAAAACAGAAGTAATTATGACAGCGAACATGCGTGAATGGCGTCACTTTCTGAAGTTGAGGGCAGAAGGATTGACAGGGGCTCCTCATCCTCAGATGTTGGAAGTGTGTATTGGACTTTTAAAAACTCTCAAGCAGAATCTGCCTGAAATCTTTGAAGACATAGGAGTGTGGGGCGAATGAAAACGTATCAGGATTTACTGGATGTAGGCGCTGACGAAAAGGACAGGATGCAGTTCTGTCTGACGGCGATTAAAGAACATCAGTCTAGTTTTAAGTACAGGATAGCTGAAGACGCTGAATTGTATTATCGTAATCTGAACCCCACGATTATGAGGCTTGAGCATTTCATTCGGAACGCTATGGGCCAGTCTGTTCCAGATAACTTCTCGCCCAATAACAAAATCCCAAGCAACTTATACCATTATTTTGTCACGCAGGAAGTTCAGACACTTCTTGGAAACGGCGCGGCATTTGACAAGACCAGCACGAAAGAGAAGCTTGGGAAAGATTTTGACCAGAGGCTTCAGGAAATTGCCAAGCATGCAATCAATGGTTCCTGTGCGTATGGCTTCTGGAATTTTGACCATTTGGAAGTGTTCAACTATCTGGAATTTGTGCCACTGTATGATGAGTATACAGGAGAGCTGATGGCAGGAATCCGGTACTGGCAGATCGATAATTCCAAACCGCTTTGTTTGGCCTTATTTGAGCCAGACGGCCTTACTGAGTACGTAAGGGAAAAAGGTAAGGACATTGCCGTGAAGAGCCCCAAGAGGCCTTTTAAGTCAATTAAAGTGGTATCTGAGGCTGATGGTGAACTTGTGACTGATGGAAGCAACTATGCCACACTTCCTGTGATTCCGTTGTACAATGAGGACAAGCAGTCTGCTATTGTTGGGAAACAGAACACGTTGGACGCTTATGATCTGACGCTTTCGCAGATGGTGAACAATGTTGACGACGGCAATTTCATTTACTGGATTCTGAAGAATTGTGGCGGTATGGACGCTGTCGATGATGAACGTTTTATCAGTCAGCTGAAGATTACACACATGGCTCATGCGGACGGGGACTCTGGAGCAGGAATCGAGGCTCATACGGTCGAAGCTCCGTACGCGGCGAACACAGCCACATTGGAAAAACTGAGGATTCAGTTATTCGATGACTTCATGGCTCTTGACACGAAGGAAATCGCAGGAGGAGCCGTGACTGCTACCCAGATCGAAGCGGCATATGAGCCTTTGAATTCAAAGTGTGACCAGTTTGAGTACTGTGTGCTTGACTTTATGCAGAGGCTGATGGATATCGTAGGTATTGATGACAAGGTGACGTTTGTGCGTTCAAAGATTGTCAATGTCAGCGATGAAATTCAGTCAATTATCAGCGGTTCTGACTATCTGTCTTCTGACTATATCACGAAGCGGATTCTGACACTGCTTGGTGATGCGGACAAAATTCGGGAAGTGCTGAATGATATGACGGCTGAAGAAACTGGACGTTTTGAGGGTGAAGCAAATGACAGTGGAACAGAGAACTCGTTCGCTGGGCAGGAGAATCAGCAAGATATATGACCAGGCAGAGAAGGAATTGGCTGAAAAGGTTGATTCCTTTTTTGCCGATTTTGAAAGGCTTGATAAAAAGCAGAGTGCTTTGGTAAACGCTGGTAAACTGTCTGAAGAAGAATACAAGAAGTGGCGTAAGAACAAACTGTTGATGGGCGAGAAATACAAACAGCTTCGTGATAACGTCGGACAAACCATGTTGAAAGCCAACGAAACAGCCGCGGCGATCATTAATCGCGAACTGATTCCGACATACGCCACAGGGTACAATTTTGAGGGCCACAAGGCCGAGGACGTTCTGGTCAAGTATTCCTTCGATTTAATCGACGAAGAGGCTGTAAAACGTCTTACAACGTCAAATAAGACCATTCTGCCGTACAAGATTGTGGACGGACGGAGAGATGTGCGGTGGAACACGAAAAAGGTGAACTCGGCTATCCTTCAGGGCATCATTCAAGGGGAATCTGTTCCAAAGATCGCCAAACGTCTGATGAACGTGACCAAAATGAATGAGGTAAGCGCTGTTCGAAATGCTCGTACTGCATTAGCTGGTGCCCATAACAGGGGACGGTTTGACGCAATGAAGAAGCTGGACAAAGACGGCGTGATCATGCAAAAGGAATGGCTGGCCACAACTGGTGACGGGAGGACCCGTGACGCACATCTGGAGCTCCATCACGTGGTTATAGACTATGATAAGCCGTTCGAAAATTCGATTGGACGAATTATGTTTCCATGTGATCCGAACGCACATCCTTCAAACGTGTACAACTGCCGATGCTCAATGGTAAGCGTGATAAAGGGGTTCAGGAAACCAGAAGAAGATTCAAAGCCAGAAGAGGAAAAGCAAGAGTTGGATTACTCTGTTTCCGGGCTCGCAGAACCAGAAAGGCCTAGACGTTCAGATTTTGAAGATGAAGATGCTTATTATGAGGCTCGCGATAAATATAGGGCTGAAAGAGAAGAATATGACAAAAAATTTAACGAAGTTGTCGACAAGGCAGTATCTGTAAAAAGATTTGATACAAAGGATGACGTTATAGCATGGGCAAAAAATAATGGGATTAAAATTGACGATAATGTGCTTGAAACAATTGATTTGCGTTCCATGAATGAAACTTCTATGGCTCTTGATGAAATGTTTAGCAGATTCCCTGAAATAAAGCGCTATCAGATAGAAGATTTTGATGGAAGCATATTTTGGTCAGATTTTAATATTGGGCTTGATGATTCTGGAATGCTTTCCGCTAACGGCGGATTAAACTTCAATCCGCGTATATTTGAAGATTATGAAGGCGCTGTTCGTAGTGCTCTTAGAGGACAAGTTGAAGGGTATTTTGTTAAAGGTGATGGAACTTTTAGCTCATTTATAAGGCATGAGTATGGGCATAACGTTCAGTCATATATTGAAACAACTATGGCACAAGAATATCACTATTATGTTGATGACTGGCGCAAAAACTACAACTCGTTTGATGAGTACAAACAAGCGGAAAGCTTGTATTTGGAGAAGAAAAAACGATACAAGTCAGAACTGCTATCACTGGCTAATTTGTCCGGTTCTTCAGAATATTCAAACACAAATGAACATGAATTGTTCGCTGAAGGTTTTGCAGAATGGACATCTGGCGGTCAGACAGAATTCGGGAAAGCATTTGGAGAATTTTTGAGAAGGTGGTATAAATAATGCATATTATGTTTACAGATGACGAGTGGAAATGGATGGACACAAAAAAGTTTGGATGCCCCATCAAAAGTGGATGCCCTGACAATATCAGACGTTCGCTTAAAAAAAAGAAAGAGCTTTTAAAGAAGCAGGAGGAATGGATAAATGGCAGACTTCATCAGTCACAAGGCGGAAAAGGATAAGGCTCTGGAAAAGGCAATTGATGTGGGAATGGAGGCAGTAGCTCAGGCAGGACAGGCGAACGCTGTCAGAGAAGTCACCCGGCTTGTATATGATACTCCTCCGAGCCCGACTTATGTGCGGACGGGTAATTTGCGTAACAGCATTGATAAGAAATACGTGAAGGCAGAAGTCGCGGCTTACATTGGAACAAATCTGGAGTATGCTCCCTATGTGGAGTACGGAACTCGGCGTATGAAAGAGAAGCCGTTTCTGAGGAACGCATGTCGAAATTATAGCGATGAGTATAATCGATTATTAAAGGACGCACTTTCTGCTCTATCTTAGTGTAGTATATACATACATTTCCTTATTTAATATATAAGAGAAAAAAAATAATATATATAAATAATATATGTAGGTTGTATATTGCACATACATACATTCCACAAGTTTTCCACAATGAATATCGTATACATTCGCAAAACCATTGTAATATAAGGGTTTTCGCAAAGGTCAAATTGCTTTTGTATAAATACCTATGCATAAATATACACGACTATGTTTTATAATGCTTCTTTATTGCTCAAAAGCCTTACAGGACAAGGGTTTTCATGTTGATGTACAATCTGGTCATTTGCATGAAACTGTGGATATTCGCGTACGCCCCTGTCTGACCTTTCATTTGATATCTTGTTCATCCTAATCTGGAAAGGCTGAGAAGGCCCTTTTTGAGCGAAATAGAGGCATATACGACTTTGTAAGGCTTAAAAGTTTTCCACAGGGTGCCTCTTGACAAAAGTTTTCCACAGGGTGTATTCTTTTGGCACAATCAAGGGTAGCGCCCGTTAACAGCGAAAGGATTGTGAGTTTAAAATGGCAGATTTTGAGAAAGTTGTCCGTAAGCACATGAATGATGAAGGTATGATCCCTGCTGATTCCGTTCCAGCTCTGGTTCAGTCCATCAGCAAGTACGTGGGAGAGAATTTTGTGGGCGTTGATCGCTATAACACAAAAAAGGCTCTTGCGGACGAACTGCAGGCCAAGCTTGACCAGTCTACTGAACTTCAGGGGCGATACGACAAGCTGAAGACTGAGTACGATGCATACAAGAATGAGCAGGAGGCGAAGGAAGTCCGTGGGCAGAAACAGGATGCCTACAAGGGAATTCTGAAGAGCCTGAGTATACCTGAAAAGCGGTGGACGGCTATACTCAAAACAGTCAACCTTGACGAGCTTGACCTTGATGCCGATGGGAAGCTGAAGGATGTTGAAGAACTTACAAAACAGGCCAAAGAAGACTGGGGAGATTTTATTGCAACAGTCAAGGAAACTGGAGTGTCTTCTGCTAATCCTCCTGCTGACAATGGTGGAAAGTCAGTGATGACCAAGGCTGAAATCATGGCAATCAAAGACACGACAGAGCGTCAGAAGGCGATTGCCGCAAATCACGACTTGTTCGGTTTTTAATCGAACAGAAAGGAACACGCTATGGCTAACGTTGTGACTACTCCTGAAACCAATGTAATTACCACCACGCAAATGGCCAAGGTTCGCGAGGTGGACTTTGTTGAGCGCTTTACTGGCTCCATTCTGCGGAAGCTGATTGAAGCGCTGGGTGTTACTCGGAAAGTCCCTCTGATTGAGGGCACTACACTGTATGTGTATAAGACTACCGGAACTCTTCATAATGGCGCTGTGCCCGAAGGCGAAATCATTCCGCTGTCTCAGTATGAACGCACAAAGACTCCGGTTGGCGAAATCGTCATTAATAAATGGCGTAAGGCAGTAACTGCTGAAGCAATCAAAAAGTCCGGTTATAATGAGGCTGTGAATGAAACCGATGCAAAAATGCTGTCCGATATTCAGACTGGCATTCGCAATAAGTTTTTCACTTTCCTTAATGGCCAGACCGGAACTGCTGTAAGTGGTTCTACTCTTCAGGCTGTAATCGCCAAGACTTGGGGCAATCTGCAGGTGCTGTTTGAGAATGATTCGATTGAAGCAGTACACTTCATCAATCCTCTGACGATTGCTGACTATCTGGCTACTGCTCAGATTACCATGCAGACCGCTTTCGGTATGAATTATATCGAAAACTTCCTTGGCATGGGCACTGTGGTTATGAACAGCCAGATTCCCGTGAACAAGGTGATTTCCACAGCCAAGGAAAACCTGATTATGTACTACCTGACCATGAATGGTGAGGTTGCTCAGGCGTTCAATCTGACTGCTGATGAATCCGGTTATATCGGCGTCCACAACTCTCAGACTGACAACCGTGCTCAGCTCGAACTTCTGGCCATGAGCGGCATCACTTTCCTTGTGGAATATGCTAATGGCATTGTGGTTGGTACTGTGAGCACTACCACAACTCCTGCAGGTTAATGGAGGAATATATGGCAGTCAAAAAATGGTACGTGGTGATCCCTGAAAACGGGTTGAATCTGCGTGAGGCGCCCAGTAAAGACGCCAATATCCTGAAGGTTTTGAATCAGAACACACGGATTGAGGCTGACAATACTGCGAATGCGCCAGATGGATGGATTGCCATAAAAGGTGGAGGCTTCGTGATGAAGCAGTTCCTGAAGTGATAGGGGGAGTGGCTATGATTCTGGCTGAATTGTGTCAGGAACTGAAGAACTGGTTTTGTGATGACTCAGATATTCATCTCGGCACATACACGATTCAGAACGGAGCATTGTCACTTCCCTTTTTGCTTGAAGGCCAGTATTTCAGGGTGGTTGGCTCTGTTCTGAATGATGGAGTATACAAGTATGGTGAGGCCGAATTAACCGACGAAACTTTCACTGGTGCGATTTGGGCAATGAGAATCCCTCCATCCGTTATTAGTCTAGCGGAGCAGATTGACACATGGATTGAAAAAAATGGGGAGGCATCATTATCGCCTTATCAATCCGAAAGTTGGGGCGGATATTCGTACTCGCTGAAAAGTGAGAGTGCAGAAAGTGGTTCGCTGAGTTGGAAAACAGTTTTTGGTAGCTCTTTGAACAGATGGAGGAAGCTATGAGCATGATTGAGGAAAGCATGGAGTCCTGTGTTATTATGCAAAAGGTGAGAACTCCTGACGGCGAAGGTGGTTTCATCACGGAATGGATAGAAGGCGCAGAATTCAATGCTTCCATCACGTTTGATTCTTCCATGCAAGCACGTATAGGTGAAAAGCAGGGAGTGTCTTCTCTGTATACTGTAACAACGTCTAAAAACGCCAAACTTGAATACCATGATGTTATAAAACGCTTACGTGATAAAAAGCTGTTCCGGATAACAAGCGATGGCGATGACAAGCAGACTCCTGTGCGAGCCGCGTTTGGACAGTATCTGCAAGTGACTGCTGAAGAGTGGGTGATCCCGACATGACAAAAAATGCCGCGATTCATCAGTTCTTTAGCTCATTCGGGCTTCAAGCCTATCCATCAGCTTCTGTACCTACTTCAGGCGATGAAATGCCTGAGTTTCCATACCTGACGTACTCTGTGCCTACCAGCTCTGACATGGACGTTGTACCATGTGATGCATCGCTTTGGTATCGTACTGAAAGCTGGCTTGAAATCAATGCAAAGGTTGAGCAGATATCGCAGACAATCGGACGATCTTATATGCTTGAATGTGATGACGGCGGTATCATTGTCCGAAAGGGAACGCCTTTCGCTCAGCCGATGGGTGACGACACTGACAATATGATAAAGCGTAAGATTTTGAGTTTTGAGCTTACGTTTGTGACAGTATACTGAAAGGGGGAATAAGCATGTCCGTGACTGGACTCAGAGCCTCTTCCTTGCAGAACCTTGTTCTGAACGAGGGGGCATTCCTGATTGGTTTTGACTACTCGACGTTTGAGACGGCAACAGCACTTGAAACGGCGATTATAGCGGCCCTTCAGGATGAGACAAAGCTGTTGGGCGCCACTAATGGTGGTGGTACGTTCGTGTGCGTACCCAGTACCAGGCAGATTGAGATCGACGGCATTCGTGGTGACGTAAAGGGAGCCACACACGTTGACTTGTGGGATATTCGCCTTACCGGAACGCTTAAAGAGCTTAAAAAGGACGTTCTGGCCAAGTTGATGATGTGTGCCGATGTTGATACCACAACGGATAATCTGATGAAAATCACGCTCCACAATGACATTGAGGAATCGGACTACATTCCGCATCTTTGCTGGGTTGGGTCTACTCCTTATGGCTATATTCTGATCGGCATGACGGATGTTCTGAATACCGTAGGCGTGACCATGACATTCCAAGACAAGAACGAGGCTACAGTGCCTTTTGAATTCAAGAGCCACAGTACCAGCCTGACCGGGGATTCTGATCTACCTGTCGAAGTGCTCATTCTTACGTCTGCTACGAATGGTGGTACTGGTGGCGGTACTGGTACTGGTGGCGGTACTGGTACTGGTGGCTAAGCATAAAATCGATACAGTTATTAGGGGATGGGGGATTGCCCCATTCCCTTTATTTTTTGAGGAGGCTTTGTTATGAAAATTTCCGAACTTTCTACTGAAGAATTGGCTCCTGTACTGACTGAATTGGCTATCCCTGTCAGTGATATTGCCATGGACGCTTCAACCGTTGAAACACTTCGGTCTATTGCTAGTCAGAAAACCGAGATCGAACAGATCGGGGCGTTTGTTCGTGAAATCGTTCCCCTTGTCATGAAAACGCATTTTGAAAGCGTTTGCAAGATTGTGGCCATTATGACCGGGAAAACACTGGAGCAGATCAAGAAGCAGAAGGGACTTCAGACAATTGCTGATGTTGTGAGTATTGTTGATGATGATCTGATTACTTTTTTCAAGCAGTCCGTGCATTTGGACCAGAAGAAGTAATCTATGCCTTATGCACGAGCAGGATTCCTTTAAGGCCTGAAATCCTGCTACAGTTTCTGAAGGCCAGAAACAGAGAACGTTCGTCAAGTGTTTATATGTGTGATGCCTTGTGGGCGATCTCTGCGGCACTTGGTAATAAATTGACACGATACACGGAAATTATAAACAAGCGCCAAGAAAAGGTTGACACAAAAACGACGCAGGAAGTCGTTACTGGAATCGTTGACGCTCTCACCGCAGACATTGAAAGGAGGTTAAAGCATGGCAAGCCCAGTGTTTGAGATGTTCGGCAAATTGAGTCTGGACAAGACTCAGTATGATAAGGATTTAAACTCTGCTGACAAATCAAGCTCTACGTTTGTGTCGAAAATCGGGAAAGTGTTTGGAACGGTCGGAAAAGTAGCCGCGACCGGACTTACTGTGGCTACAGGGGCTGTGACAGCTTTAACAAAAGCCGCTGTTGATGGGTATGCTGATTATGAGCAGTTAAAAGGTGGTGTCGAAACACTTTTTAAAACAAGTGCCGATACCATTATGTCATATGCGGCAGAAGCCTATAAAACAGCCGGGTTGTCGGCCAATGAATACATGGAGACAACCACGAGCTTTGCGGCTTCATTGATTCAGTCCACAGGTGGGAATGTCGCACAAGCCGCAGAGTTGGCGAATCAGGCTGTTATCGACATGGCTGATAACGCCAACAAAATGGGTACTGACATGGAGGCGATTCAGAACGCCTACATGGGTTTCTCGAAGCAGAACTACACCATGCTGGATAACCTGAAGCTTGGCTATGGTGGTACAAAGGTCGAAATGGAACGTCTGATTCAGGACGCTGAACAACTCGATGCCTCATTCCAGGCTACACGTGATGAGAATGGCGATCTTGTCATGTCCTTTGGCGAGATCGTTGAGGCAATCCATATAGTCCAGACGAATATGGGGATCACAGGAACAACTGCTTTGGAAGCGAGCTCTACAATCAGTGGTTCTATCAGTACCATGAAGTCGGCATGGGACAATCTGGTGGTTGGTCTGGGCGATGATACTCAGAACATGGATGTTCTGATTAACGATTTTGTCGAAAGCGCCGTAACCGTTATCGGTAACCTTGTGCCAAGAATCCAAACGATTCTGGGCGGAATCGGTAATCTGGTCACTGAGATGGTTGGCGTTATCGCGGCACAGCTTCCCCGCCTTATTGAAACCCTGATTCCTCCGTTGCTGGAAGCCGCTACAAACCTGTTTACTACTCTGGCTGGCGCATTACCGGGACTTCTGGAGATAATCGTACAACAGCTTCCGATGGTGGTTGAATCACTGGTTGCCGTAATCCCGATGCTGGTTGAAGGTCTTCTGGCTCTTCTTCCTGAGTTGGTGACGGTCGGAACTCAGATGATCACTACGCTGATTGAAGGCATTGCCACAGCGTTGCCTGAAATCATTCCTGCCGCGGTTGAGGCTGTAACCACAATGGTCGCGGCATTGATAGAAAATCTTCCTCTTCTGTTGGATGCTGGCATTCAGCTCCTCGGTGGTTTAATCGAAGGTATAATTAACGCTATCCCGAAACTGGTTGCCGCATTGCCTCAGATTATAACGGCACTGACAAAATTCTTCTCCGATTCCGTTTCCACAATTGCCACATCTGGCGCTGATCTGCTTGGATCACTGGTCAAAAACATCTCTCAGGCAATCACTTCGATTGTTGCCGTGTTGCCACAGATTATTACTGCCCTGGTACAGTTTTTCGCAGAAAGTATTCCCAAACTGGTTGATGCTGGCGTGAAACTTCTGGTGGCACTGATTGAGAATCTACCTGAGATTATCACCACAATTGTCACGGCTATTCCTCAGATTATCACTGCCATCTGTGACGCTCTGGCAGACAACATTCCTGTGATTATTCAGGCGGGCGTGGAGCTGTTTGTGGCTTTGATAAAGAACCTACCTGAAATCATTGTTACAATCGCTGGTGCCATTCCGCAGATTATTGAAGGACTTGCCAACGCACTTGCAAATAACCTGTCAAGCGTTTGGAAAATCGGTGAAGATTTGATCAAAGGCATCTGGACAGGTATCGGAAACGTCAAAGACTGGCTGTGGGAGAAACTCAAAGGCTGGTGTGGCGGTGTTATCGGTTACATTAAAAGACTGTTTGGTATTCATTCTCCTTCAGCGTTGTTCCGTGATGAAGTCGGTAAAATGCTTGGCATGGGTATGGCTGAAGGTATTGAGGACAGTGTTGGTGATGTTAAGGATGCAGGAGATGAATTGCTTGGAGCTATTCCTAATGTAAAGGATCAGGACTTTGACTTTTCTGCAAACGTAAAGCGGAATATCACTGATGCTTATTCGTCTTCCTATCAGGATATGGCTTCTGCGTTTATTGAAGCCATCAAGACTCATGGTTTGTATGCTATCGTTGATGGTGGTCAGGCGTCAGAGGCTTTGGAACCATTGATTAGTGCACTTCAGGGAAAACAGATTGACCAGATAGAGAGGAGTGGGCTGTATGCTACAGTTTAATGGGGTTGAATTGAGTGTGCCGTTCTTTCCTCGTTCCATCACACGTGGAGATATCAAATATGAGCGTAGAGGGGGCGTATACGTCCCTCTCGCTCGTTCTAAGGCCATTACAATAACACTAAGGGAATTTGATCACTCATTGCGTCAGATGGATTTTAGAGGCCTTATAGAGTGGATTGGGCACGAGTATGGACAGCTTGTAGCCTATGATGTTCCTGACGGGTATTTGAATGGCATATTCTCAAAGCTTCCTAACACGACATGGGGGGATGTTTTTACCGATATCAAGCTTGATTTTCTGTGCGATAGAGATCCATTTTACCATGCGTTGACTGAGTCCAGTGATTCCGTGCTGAATCCCGTGACGGTACAAAGGCATCATGTTGACTGGAGGATAGAACAGACGATCAGCACACCTCTGACGAATGCCAGATGGCGCTGTGATGGTGGAGACACACTGGAATTGTCCGAAGTGCCAGTGGGGAATCTTGTGATTGACTCGGCCACAAAATCAATCAGAGTCGGAGACACAAGCATAATGCAATTCCTGTCAATCAATAGCCGTTTCCCTGAGTTGACTACTGGTACGCACACTTTCCAGACTGAGAACGGCGCTGGTGGGACGCTTTACACAAGGGAGGCATGGCTGTGATTGACTTCCTATTTTTTGACAACGCTGATAACATGTTGTTTATCAGGAATGATGCAATCAGCGCGAAATACACAGTGGAAACCATGGCTCACACAGCTAAATTCCCGGAAGATGACACGAAGCCTATTGAGCGCGGTATGCGTGTGGGATGGATTGACGACTTCGGGCTGTTCCAATATTTTGAAATCAGGTCCGTCGAAAGGCTACAGCCTGAGAATACGATTTCTTATACAGCAGAGCATATCGTTATTTCTGAGCTTACAGATATTGTTATTGGTGACAGAAGAAGTTATAACACAACGGCTGTATCAGCCCTGACTCGTGTTCTTGAGGGAACGAACTGGGAGCTTGGCAATGTAAACTACAATCCCACCACAAAAGGCACGAACTTCTATTACATCAGCGTGTGGGAGGCCGTCCTAAAAGTCCAGAAGACATGGAAGGTATGCCTTACTCCGAGATTGAGCATAAGCCAAAATTATATCGTTCATCGGTATATCGACATATCGGCCAGAAGAGGTGCTTATCGTGGTCTGAGGCTTACGCTGGACAGGAATGTGTCCTCTGCTGGAATCGAATATGACGACAGTAACCTGAGAACAGCCTTGATTGGGCGCGGTCGTGGTGAGGAAACGGAGTCTGGTGGCTTTGGCAGACGTATCACTTTTGAAGACATCTCTTGGAGCGTTCTTGAAGGCGATCCTGTAGACAAGCCTTTAGGACAGAAGTATGTTGAGCTTACCAATCTGACGGAGGCTTTCGGCAGAAATGGCCAGCCCAGAATTGGGGTTGTGGAATTTGCTCAGATCGATGATCCCGAAGAACTTCTGGAGGCCACATATGAAAAACTTCTTGAAGTGGCCAAGGTGGATGTCTCCATTAAGCTCACAGTGGCCAGTCTTCGGAAATTAGGGTATACCAATGAAGGCTTACAGTATGGCGATACCGTTGATGTTATCATTGATCCGTGGGGATTGGCACAACAGGCCGATGTTGTAGGTCTGACATATGACTTGGTGTATCCTGAGAACACAAAGCCGACCATTGGTGACTACACGACACAAGACATAAAAAAG